AAGTATCATTTTAAAATCAAGACAGTTAGGTATTTCAACATTATCCGCAGGTATAGCATTATGGATGATGGTTTTTCAAAGAGATAAAGCTATATTAGTTGTTGCAACTAAACAAGACACAGCAAAAAACTTAGTAACTAAGGTAAAATTTATGTATGATAATTTACCTTCCTGGTTACAAATTGGTTTTGTTGAAAAAAACAAATTAGCACTACGGCTAAAAAATGGTTCTCAAATTAAAGCAGTATCAGCAGCAAGTGATGCTGGTAGATCAGAAGCAATTTCTTTGTTGATCATTGATGAAGCTGCTTTTATTGAAGAAAATAGAATAGAAGACATTTGGGGTTCGTCACAACAAACACTGTCAACGGGTGGTAGAGCAATTGTATTATCTACACCAAATGGTACAGGTAACTTTTTCCATAGAATGTGGGTTAAAGCTCAAGAAAACCAAAATGGTTTCATACCAATTAGATTACCTTGGACAGTTCACCCAGAAAGAAATGAAGAATGGAGATCAAAACAAGATGATGAATTAGGTCCTAGAATGGCGGCACAAGAATGTGATTGTGATTTTACAACTTCTGGTAATACAGTATTTGATGTTGATCTTTTATCTTACTATGAAAAAACATTCATATGTGAACCTGTAGAAAAAAGAGGTATAGATGGTAGTTTACATATTTGGGAATATCCAGATTATACAAGAAAATATTTAATTGTAGCCGATGTAGCTAGAGGTGACAGTAAAGATTATTCTGCTTTTCACATTATTGACATTGAAGAAGCAAAACAAATTGGTGAATTTAAAAGTCAAATTGGTACTAAAGAATTTGGTCATATGTTAGTTGCAATTGCGACTGAATATAATAATGCATTACTTGTAATTGAAAATGCTAATATAGGTTGGAATACAATTCAAATTGTAATTGATAAAGGTTATCAAAATTTATATTATTCACCCAAAGGTGACGCAGCAACAAATGCTGAAGCATTTTTAGCTAAGGGGTATGATATAACTGACACATCAAAAATGGTTCCTGGTTTTACAATGAGTATGAAAACAAGACCTTTAACTATAGGTAAGTTAGATGCTTACATGAGAGAAAAGTCAGTAATAATCCAAGGACAAAGAACAATGGAAGAACTTCGTACTTTTATTTGGAAAAATGGAAGAGCAGAAGCACAAACAGGATATAATGATGATTTAGTTATGTCTTTAGCAACTGGGTGTTACGTAAGAGACACAGCATTAAAATTTGCTCAACAAGGAATAGATTTAACAAGAGCTACATTAAGAAATTTAGGAAAAAGCTCACCAGGTGTATACACAGGTGGGGTAAGTAAAAAAGACGCAGGTTGGACCCAAGATATGGGAGACTTTGGACAGCAAGATTTGACTTGGCTTCTTTAACATATTTATAACAAACAAAAAAGAATGGCAGATACTAGTTTATTTTCAAGATTACAACGTTTATTTTCAAGTGATGTAATTATAAGAAACATAGGAGGAAAAAGACTCAAAGTAATGGACACTGCTAGAATCCAAAAATATGGAAATCTAGCTACAAATTCATTATATGATAGATTTACACGTTTACACAAACCTGTTGGATCATCATTACAATACAACCCAACACTTAATTATCAGTCAATGCGACTACAGCTTTATAGTGATTATGAAGCTATGGATCATGACCCTATTATTGCAGCTGCACTTGATATTATGTCTGATGAAACTACTTCAAGAAATGAGTATGGACAAGTATTAAATATTAATTCATCGGATGAAAACATTAGAAAAGTATTACATAATTTATTTTATGATGTTTTAAATGTAGAATTTAATTTATCTACATGGATTAGAAATATGTGTAAGTATGGTGATTTTTATCTTAAATTAGAAGTATCTGAAAAGTTTGGTGTGTATAATGTTATACCAATGTCAGTATATGAAGTAGTAAGAGAAGAAGGAACAGATCCCGAAAATCCATCTTACACTAGATTTACACTTGACCCAAATGGTTTAGCTTCAGGTGCTACTAATACAATTAGAAGAGATCAATATCAATTAGAAAATTATGAAGTCGCTCATTTTAGATTACTTACAGATTCTAATTATCTTCCTTATGGTAGAGCTTATTTAGAACCAGCTCGTAAAGTATTTAAACAATTGATGTTAATGGAAGATGCTATGTTAATTCATAGAATTATGAGAGCACCTGAAAAAAGAACATTCTACATTAATGTAGGAGCTATCCCACCAGAACAAGTAGAACAGTTTATGGGTGAGACTATTAATAAAATGAAAAAAACACCTTACATAGATCAAAACACAGGTGACTACAACTTGAAATACAACATGCAAAACATTACTGAAGACTTTTACATACCAGTAAGAGGTAATGATAATGCAACTCGTATTGAAACTACAAAAGGTTTAGATTATGATGGTACTCAAGATATAGAGTATCTAAAATCTAAAATGATGGCTGCTTTAAAAATCCCTAAACCATATTTAGGTTATGATGAAGGAGTAGAAGGTAAATCAACATTAGCGGGTATGGATGTTAGATTCGCTCGTACAGTTGAACGTGTTCAAAGAATTGTAGAGTCAGAATTAACTAAAATAGCATTAGTACATTTATATTCACAAGGTTTTACTGATGAGCAATTAGTTGACTTTTCTTTAGAATTAACTACACCATCAATTATATATGAACAAGAAAAAGTAGAATTATTTACAGCTAAAACTACAGTAGCTGGTGATATGTTAGATAAAGGATTATTTTCTAAAGATTGGGTTATGGAAAATATATATGGTTTATCCCCAGACGAATATGAGGGAGAACAAGAAAATCAAATTGAAGACGCTTTACATAAATTTAGAGTTTCACAAATTGAAAATGAAGGAAATGACCCAACAGAATCAGGTATGTCATATGGTACACCTCATGATTTAGCTTCGTTGTATGGTAATAAAAGAGACAAAGCAGTGGGCCCAGCTCAAGTACCATCAGGATATGATGAAAAAGAACCAGGACGACCTGTAATTGATCCAACTAAATATGGCTCTGATAAAAGTAACTTTAGTAGAGACCCATTAGGTAAAGGAGGATTATCTGCTGCTAAACCCGAAAAACCTTCAGATGGTAACAAAGTTTCTACATTTGAAGAACAAACTATTAAAAAATCTCTTCAAAAACGTTTCAAAAATAAAAAAATATTAAACGAAAAAGAAGAAAACGGACTTTTATCTGAGAAAAATATTAAGTCTTAGGAAAAAGTTTATATTTATATATAGATAAATTGCAATTTATACACAAACAATGAAAGTAAAACATTCTAAGTACAAGAATACTGGAATTTTATTTGAACTCCTTACAAGGCAGTTGACAGCTGATACTATAGCTGGCGATAATCCAAGGGCCTTATCTATTATTAAAAAATATTTTAGTGGTGATTCAGCTCTATTAAAAGAGTATAAAATATATCATACATTTACATCACAAAAATATAAAGAAGATAATAAAGCCACAATGTTAATTAATACATTAATCGAGGCACATGGAAAATTAAATAAAAGTCAGTTAAGAAGAGAAAAATATAACTTAATTAAAGAAATAAAAGAAACATATGATATCAATAATTTCTTTAAAGCTAAAATTAATGATTATAAAGTAATGGCATCTATTTTTAATTTACTTGAAAATAAAAATGCTTCACCTACATCTATTGTAGATTCTAAAACAACACTTTTAGAACACATTACTATAAAACCAAAAACAATTAAGAAAAATACTGTTTTAGAAAATTATAGCAAACAAGATACAGATACTAGATTACTTACTTACAAAGTTTTACTTGAAAAGTTTAATGATAAGTATAGTGGTTTACAAGATAACCAAAAAAGATTATTAAAAGAATATGTTAACAGCGTTACTAATAGCCCTGCTCTTAAGTCTTTTATCAACGAGGAAATCAAGACGGTTAAAAAAACAATTACTGGATATTCTAAAAAAGTGGAAGACAAAGCAGTAGCTGTAAAATTAACAGAAACTAAAAACATGATTAAACCATTATGTAAAAAGTCATCTGTTAATGATGATAATGTTATTAACTTGCTTAACTATTATGAATTAGTAAACGAGTTAAAAACAATCCATGGTTAGTCTTGTTGACATATATAATATAAAAGAATCTACTTTTAGTGAGTTAAAAAAAGATAGAGATCCTGCAAGAGGAAATAAAGCCAAAGGCAGAGAAAGAGATTTTAAATTAGTTAGTGGAGAACCAGACCCAGAAACTGGAAAAATATCTTCTAAAGTAGTTCGTAAACCATCTATGTCTAACATGGTTAAAGATTTAGAAGCAGAAGTTCAGGATTTTCAACAATTAGTAGATGATAATCCAAACGATATAGTATTATTTAATTTATTTGAAGAATTAAAAGATTTATATAATAAATTTAGAACACATACAAGAAAAAAATATAAAGATGAGTAAACCATTTAACATACACGATTGGCAAGCTAAACAAAGACAACAACATTTAGAAGAAATAAGAGCACAAGACGTTCCTGGAGAAGAAAATCCAGTAGTAGCTAAAGGTGATGGGTTAGAAATTACTCAAGACGAAATGGAAAAACTTCATAAAAATGGTAGAGTAAGACTTAAAGACGGATCTTTACTTGTTTTTATGAAAGAAGAAGATATAGATGAAGCAAGCGCAACAGGCACAGGTGCTTCGTTTAATGCGGGCGCGGGTGAAGGATATATGACACCAAACGCTTTTAAAAAGAAAAATAAATAATTATGCTATTAACAGAATATAGACCATTTAACGTAGACAGACAATTAGTAGAAGCTTCTATTAAAGAAAATAAATCTTTAGTAGTTAAAGGTATCATCCAAAGAGCAGAAGCTAAAAATCAAAATGGTAGAGTTTATCCAAGAGAAATTCTTGAAAGAGAAATTCAAAAATATGTTGATGGTCCTGTTAAAGAAAGAAGAGCATTAGGTGAATTAGAT